TAAAGATAATTGGTATGCATTTGTAATTAACCTTAATGCGACCGCGAGACAATTAGGCTTATTTATTTATAACACAATTGAAACATCAGGATCTGTTAATCCTGAATTGACCGCTAAGTTAAATCTAATATTTAATGATACAAAAACTTATTTGCCAGTGGATGTTATAGATAATGATTCTTGGAAAATACTAGGGTGCCAAACAGATCTTACAAATATAAGAATTTGGAAAAAGCCAATAGAAGAGGAATTACAGTCTTTGGTACTTAGTCAATATGTAGTAAAGGACACACACTTAACATTATTATTAGATAATGCTTCTCCTGAATTAATGCTCCAGGATGTAACCGACGCCAGATAACCTGGAATATATATTATAAATCAAACATTAATGGAAGATAACTCAAAGGATAAATTTAGGGACAGTATAGGTGATTTACTTAGTGAGTTACCAGATGAAGTACCTGGTTTAGATGATACTCCAGAATTACCTAAAGTAAGATTAGAAAGCACACAAGCAGTTGCATTAACTAAAGCAAAAACTAAAGCAAAGAAAGTAATGTCAAGTTTACTTAAATTTTATTTAAGTGAAGAGATTATTGCAGAGCATGAATATATTCAAGCAAAATCTAATTTAGATGAATATGCATTAGGTATGTTAATAAGACAAATGGAGAACAGCGAAATTGCAATTTCTCAATTAATGGATATTATTAATGAAGGTGATGTATCTCCTAGAATGTTTGAAGTACTTAGTGATTTACAGAGAACTCTTTTAGATATTATAAAAAGCCAAACAATGTACATGGTAGCAATTGAAGAAAATGCTAAAAAGACTTCACGAGATATTGATGTATATCATGGCAACTCAGAAAGTAATAATAAAAAACAAAGTGGTGTTAAATCAAGAGGTACAAAAGATCTAATGAGAGCATTACAAGAAACAATTAACGAAGAAGATATACAAGATGTCGATAGCGATGAAAATGAAGAATGATTACATTCTTACACAGGAAATAGAACAAGGCGAACGAAGAACCGATAGTGGATTAATTATTCCTGAAGAAAAATATAACAGGGTTGCTTTAGTAATAGAAGCATCCGATAGCCTTGAAGTAAAGAAAGGCGATAAAATAGTAAAAACAATAGGCAAGGGTACTGAATACACATTTAATGGGGATAAGTTTGAAATCCTTCATATAAATCACGTTCTTGCTGTAATAGAAGAAGATGCCACAGAAACCACAAGCACCTAGTGCAGGATTTGATTTTAGTATTGGTAAAGCTCAGCAGGCCTTTTCATGGTCTAGTGAGAGTGTAGAACAATTAATGTTTGCAATAGAAGAAGGTTATAAGCCAGCGTCTACACCATTCTATGAAGGTAATCCTAATTTAAGAAAAGGTAATATTGTTTTTAATTATACCTCAAATGAAATAAAGGAAATTAAAAAGTGTGCAAAAGATATTGTATACTTTGCCAATACTTATTGTACTGTAATGACCGACCACGGTTTACAAACAATTAATTTAAGACCTTATCAAGAAGAAATGTTAAGGCAGTTCCAAGCAGAAAGATTTAATGTATGTTTAGCCAGTAGACAAGTTGGTAAAACTATATGCTCGTCTATTTTTATAGCTTGGTATTCATTATTCAACTTTGATAAGAATTCTTTAATACTTTCAAATAAAGGTGCAACAACTAGAGAGATCATTGACAAAGGTAAAACTATATTAGAACATTTACCTTTCTTTCTTAAACCGGGTACTCTTAAATGGGATGTATTTAATTCTAAGTTTGATAATGGCTGCAGAATAATTGGTCAGACAACAACAAAGAAAGCAGCAATTGGTTTTACTATTCATTTATTATTCATGGATGAGTTTGCTCATATCCCTGCAAATTTCGTTGATACCTTTTATGAAAACGTGTATCCAACGGTATCCGCATCCACAAACTCTAAAGTTATCATAACAAGTACACCTAACGGCTTTAATAAATTTTATGACATATATACTGCTGCTGATAAAGGGTTAAGTGAATATACACCCTTTAGAGTGGATTGGTGGGATGTCCCTGGTAGAGATGAGGCTTGGATGAGACAAGAGGTTGCTAACTTAGGTAGTGATGAAGCATTTAATAGGCAATATGGAAATCAGTTTATAGCAGGCTCATCATTATTATTAGGACCAGATAGTCTTAAAAAATTAAAAGGCAATGAAATAGAATTTGTACATCGTGAGATTGTAGAATTTGAAGATGAGCAGGTAGAATATTCTGGTTTGTTATGGGATCCTGAATTTAACTTAGATGACTGTGAAGAAGATGAAAATTATTGGTGTTTTTCTGTTGATATAGCAGAAGGTACAGGCGGTGACTATTCTATTATTAATATCTTTAAGATAGAACTTATGGATGAAGCCGATTGGAAAAAGGTAACTTCACCAGGTAGCTTTATTGATTTTTATAGAATTAGACAAGTTGGTAGATTTAGAAGTAATGAACATACTATTGAAGAATTTGCAAAATCTCTTTATATTTTAGCTTATGATGTTTTTCATTCAGAAAATGTAAAATTAATTATTGAATGGAATTTATTTGGTGGTGAGCTAATTAAAAGAATGGAAACCGTTTTTCCACAGAGAAATGATTTTGATGAAGAATCTGTTGTTAAATTTAAACACCGTATAGATGCTAGAACAAAACAATTTGGATTAAAGGTAAAAAAAGATAACAAACCTATTTTTTGTCAAAACTTTAAAAAATATATCACTCAAAATAAAATCATAATAAAAGATAAGCAAACTGTATATGAGGCAGCTACATTCGGTAAATTGCCAAATGGTACATATGCCGGTCAATTAGGCCATGATGATTTAATAATGACATGTATAAATAGTTCTGAATTCTTTTTTACATTAGACTTTTCCGATTTTGCTGAAGAAATACACGATGTTGCAGAGCAGAGCATTCAAAATAAAATTGATGCTATCTTAGAGCAAGATGCAAAAGGTGGACAACTCAACTTTGACATATACGACTTGGTATAAAAAGTTATAGGTTAGTGGATATATAAAAAAAGCAAATAAAAAAAATAATATAAGATGGCACTAGATCCGAAAATCGCTTCGATTAAAGCAGCAGGGACATACCGATTTGAGTTTGACAAATCTCAAGTAGTTAGTATTCCTGCTAATCAGACAAGGTTAATTGTCGGTTTCTCTAAAACAGGACCTTTTAATACTCCGGTATTCATTCCTGACACCGCATTCTTCAAACAAGTATATGGTGATATTGACAGAAACTTAGAAAGAAAGGATTCATTTTTCCACAGAAGCTGTTTAGCAGCATTGGAAAGAGGACCGATTCTTGCACTTAACTTATTAAACTTAACTGCTGCCGATAAGGTAGAGTATATTAAATTTGGTGCGGCCTCCACACCAGAAGGTGGTACATACCAAGATAATGCAGGTGCATTAGGTGAATACCAAAAATTCTATAACAGAGATAAATTCTTTTATCCTGACTCAGATTCATTCTTAAGTAATGTAAATGCTGATACACAGAATTTTAATTCAGGTACTACCAATGATTTATTAGATATGGTAAACCTAGGACAAAATCCTTTATCAGTCATAGTAAGAAAAGCATCAGCTGCTAATTCTACTGGATTCAACGTAACTGTTGAAGAATGGTATGGAGCTGCAAATGTACCAGGATTCTTAAATAAAGATAGTTTAGTATCTGACTTCTTGGTAGATGTATTTGTAATTGATGGAAACTTTGGTGGAGACTTTGGTTCTGCAACTCCTTATGAAAGATTTGCGGCAGATCCAATATTCCAACAATACTTTGATAAAACACAAGGTTTAAAAAGAAGACTATTTGATGCTGATTCAACAGATACAAAAATCGCTGAATTTTTTAATGAATCAGAAGTTCAGGTAATTGCAACCTATACTGCTTCACTTATTCCTAACTTTACTGACTTATTAGGTAATAACCTTTTCGTAGAAAAAGTTATAAATGCTGATACTGCATCTACTGGATTATTTGTCGCTGTGAATGAAGATCTTTTTGATGGTGATACATTAATTGATGGTGTTGCAGGTGGAATTGATATGATAGGTCATAACCTTGAATATACTCAATCTACATCAATACAAGATGATGTTAATTTCTTATCATACAGTAGTTCTATCGTATCTGATTTAGGTTATGCAGGTAATGGCATTACACCAACATCAGTTGATAAAAGTACAAGTGATCTTCTTTCTGTTACGGATTTAACTTCTGGTGATGTTCAAATACAGATACAAGGTTCTGTAGGATCTGCATTATTCGATGGATTCTCAAGTATGACCGCAAACACTGCTACTGTTGTAGGTAGTTATATTGAAGCTATTGATCTTAATGGTGATCCAGTATATGTACCTGTGATATCTCACCAAGTAGTTGGTAACACAGTAACTGTTGTTTTATCTGGCTCTAACGGTACTATTGATTCAACTTGTTTCGGTACAAGCTTTAATTACATAAATGAAACTGACTTTGGTTTTGTAACCGATGAGGCTCCATTAGTTGATCCTAATAATTCTAATATTATAGGTTCTTACGGTTCATCATTATATAGTCAATTCTCAAATGGAACTTTAACTGATGGTGATGAAGCAGTATTTTTAGATGGTGGAATTCAATTTCAATCGTTCTTAGTATTTAATGCTATTGATTATGGATTTATACACACAGCATCTCCAACTACTGTTGCAGACACAGTTAAAATTTCAGATTTAGCTTATGCTCTACCATCTGTTCAAGTAACTCCTTACCAGGAAGATGGATTTAATAATATTACACCACATGCTGAATTTACTTTAGGTAGTGCAACTGGTACATTCTTAGATTCTGATGCTGTTCCTTATGCTATAGGTACATTAGGTATCCAAACATTAAAAGGTGCAAATAATGTTTCTATAGATATTATATCAGATTCAGTTACTGAACCTGGATTAAAGCCTAACCAAGTATTAATAGCATCTGATAATCCTGATGCTGCCGATGTTATTGTTGGTAATTATTTAGTACATTTTGAAGGCGATGCATCAACACCACATTCAAGGTTAACAAGAATGAATGTTGTACAAGGTGGATTAACTAACGCTGAATATAGTACTATTCCTTCAGGCAAAACTGCATTATTAGTAACTTGCCAAAGTGAAATTTCAACAACCACTGCCGCAGGTGTTGTTAAAGTAGAATTATATTATCCAATTGATGCATGGGTTGATTACTTAAATGTATTTACACTGGATGGATTTAACTTAACTGCTAGTCATGTACCTAACGGAACTAACGATAGACAAAATGAAATCTTAAACGGTACTTTAAATGGAACTAATTTATTTAAGGCATTAACTGACAGAGATGTAATTAACTTTAGATATATTGTAGATACATTCGGAAACGGTATTGAAAGTGGATCTAAATCAATCTATACAGTATTAGCTTCTACAAGGAAAAACGCATTTGCAATATTAAATGCGCCATCTGCTAAGGACTTTAAAAATAATTCCGATCCTTCATTTAAAGATCTAACTGGAAGCTTATCATCTAGATTTATTTCTACTGGTGGTGATCTTTCAAAGAATCCTACGGTAAGATACTCATTACCATCTCAAACACAAGGTGCGAGTTGGGGAGCATTCTATTATCCGTTTATTACTGTTAGGGATTTAGGTAGAAATATAAACGTTGTACCAGCTGCATATGTTTCAAACAACTTTATTGCAAAATATGAAAACGCTTTACCGTGGTCATTAGTTGCAGGAGTTCGTAGAGGTGTTGTCGGTGGAACTGGCGTTGTAGGATTAGAAATCAATCTTGGAAAAGAGGACAGAGAATACTTAGAACCATTTGGATTAAATCCAATTGTATTCCAAAGTGGAACTGGGCCAACAATCTTTGCAAATAAAACTGCACAGCAGACTACAAAATCTGCATTAAGTTCTATTAATAGTAGAGAGGTTGTAATTTATATCCAAGATGGAATTGAAGCAATTCTTAAAAACTATTTGTTTGAATTTAATACAGCTCAAACCAGATTGGAGATTAAAACACTTGCTGATAACTTCTTATCAACGGTTCAAAATGATGATGGTGTTTACGATTATAAAAACGTAATGGACGAAACTAATAATACACCAGAAGTTATTGATCAAAATGTTGGTATCTTAGATACATACATTGAACCAGTAAGAGGAATGGAAATTCTCGTACAGAGAACAACAATTCTTAAGACAGGAGCTATTAGTTCAGGAAACTTCCAATAAGAAGAAACTAAATAAGAATATATAAAAAAAATAAATTAATATGCCACTACCACATTATACCCAGTCAAGGGCCAGTAGCCAAAGGTACGAACCTATTCAGCCTAACCTATTTGAGGTGACTGTATTTTCACCACTAGGGGATGATACGGGTTTAATCTTAGAGCAAGTTAAAACTATCGGAGGTTTAAATAACTTAAACCCATCTGTAGATGCAGTAGGTCAAAAATATAAATTTGCTGACCGTTCATTTGCAAGTATGCCAGCTCAGACCTTTTTAGATCTGACTATTAACTTTAGTCTTAACTTAAACGAAGCTAACGAAAATTACATTTACAATACATTCCGTAATTGGTACAAATTAATCTATGATCCATTAACTGGTGAAATGGGATTAAAGAAAGACTATGTTGGAAGTATGATCATTGTACAATATAACAGAGCAGGAGATATCTTTAGAAAGATTACCTGTAAAGATGTATTCCCTA